CAATATCTGCATCACCACTAATATCTAATGTAGCTGCATCAAGCTCTCCAGAGATTGTGATGTTTCTACCACCAGTTATATCTTTGTTAGAATCTGTAATGATTGCTTTACTTGCAATAACTGTACCATTAGTAATACCATCTATAAGGTTAATGTCTGTAGCACTTGCAGTAACTCCGTCAAGAATGTTTAGTTCTGCTGTTGTGCTTGTAACACCATCTATAAGATTAAGTTCTGTTGCTGTAGCTGTAACACCGTCAAGAATATTAAGTTCTGCTGCAGTACTGGTAACTCCATCAAGTATGTTAAGCTCTGCAGTTGTAGCTGTAACTCCATCAAGAATATTAAGCTCTGCTGCAGTTGAAGTAACACCATCTAATATATTTAGTTCGGCTGCTGTAGAAGTTACTGCTGTACCATTTATAGATAACGCATCTGTTTCTAATGTACCGTCTATGTCAGCATCGCCTGATATATCTAAAGAACCTGCATCAAGTTCGCCTGTAAGAGTAATGTTTCTAAAACTACCAATGTCTTTGTTACTGTCTACTACAACAGCTTTTGAAGCTGCTACAGTTCCTGCAGTAACTCCATCAATAGTTTCTAGTTCTGCTTCTGCTATATCTGCACTACCTATTACAAAACTTGTACCAGTAATAGCTGTACCTGTAATTGTTGTACCTGTAATAGCTGCAGCACTTGATCCACCTATTATTGCTCCGTCAACTGTACCACCGTTTATATCTGCTGTATCCGCTACTAAAGCATCTGTAGTAACTGTACCATCAAAGTAAGCATCTTTAAACTCTAACGAACTTGTACCTAGATCTATATCGTTATCTGTAACAGGAACAATAGCACCGTCTTGTATTCTTATTTGTTCTACGGCTGCACTAGATACTTCTACAAAAACTCCCCAACGATTGTTAGTACTATCTACAACTATTTTGTTTAGAAAATCTAAATCACCTATAGTGTGAATGTTACCGCCTTGCGCTGCAGTACCATCGTGTCTGTGTCCTGTAGAAGACGCACTACTTGAGCTGTAAGCAAATGCGTTTAAGAGTTGATTATATTCGTTGTTGAACAAAGCAGCGGTTATAGTATCCCCATCTGCTAATGAACTTTGTCTGGTATATGCTTGAGCCATAGTCTAATTCTACCTTATTATTATTGTCTTCCCGATGGTCTGTAGTTTATGTATAATCCGTTTATAGTATATGGAGCTTTTACATCATTACTAAAAATATTAAAAAAGTTACTGTGACCACTGCCTATCAATGTATTTCGTACTAATGGTTGTTCTGGCGCACCAAATATACTTGTACCAAAAAGTGTTCCTGAGTCTCCAAATATCGAAGGTGCTTGTGCGTTAATAGTTAAATCTGTTGGTTGAGGTCTGTCTGCACTATCGTAATCAAATCTAACTTTAAGTTTAGGTTCAATAGTTCCTTCAGGAAACAAAGATACTTTAACGTGATCTAAAGTTTTTAAAGTTCCAAAGTCTCCGTAATCAAAGTCTGGTGATTGATACTTAGCGTGTATGTTTGTTTCAGTTCCTGCAGGATTAAAACTATTTCCTGTATCGTGATTATAAACATATCCATCTCTATCACCGTGAAAAGCTTTTTCTACATCTGAAGCGTTAAAACCAGAAGTAACAGCAGGAGCTTGAATACCTTCTATTTCTGACCATTCAAAACCTCTTGAAGTTAACGTACCTATAATTCCTTTAGAGCTTGCTGTAGAAGCTGTTGAAGAACTATAGTACATTCTATATTGAGATTTATCTCTAATTACAACACTACTATACTCTTGTACAATAGAGCTATCAAAAATACTATTTAGAATAGGCTGTATAGATTTACTTATAGTTCCTAACTCTACGTCACCAATTCTTGCTGTACCTGCAACAGTCCTAAAACCATCAGGAGCTAAGAAAATCAAGTCACCTGCAAATTCCTGTATAGTCTTACCATCTACACAACCTACGTTCTTTGTAACTGGTACAACAGCTATTGTACTAGCATTATTTATATTCTGTAATTTGTAAATTGAGTTTCTACAAAATATAAACAGTTCATCACGGAAAGATTTAAGTCCTACTACTTGATCGTCCAGTACAATACTGCCTGATCCTGAAGTTGTAAAATCATCTATGTCACTTGTACCACTATAAAAGATAGTGTTCTTAGCTGTAGAAGCACCTGCAACTACTAAATGTTTATCGTGTATTACACAGAACTTAGGATAGTGTGTACCGCTTACTGTAATCTCTTTTGCAAAAAATGTTCTTGTAGTAACATCTGCATTTGTACCTGTCATTTTAAAATAGAAAGGTTTTGCTCCAGAGCCTTCATCTGTAATAATTAACTCACCGTAATCTGTATCGCCTTCAAAGATTGCAAAGTGTGCTTTGCTCTGTGAAGTTCTAGTAGAAGTACCACGACCTGTAAAGGTACTGTAGTTATCTCCACTTCCTGATACACTTGATCTATTAATCTGTACCCAACTATTTCCTGTTTGACTAAAGTATATGTTTGTACCTGAACAGGCTATTACACCGTCTGCATATACTTTAAGTCCTAAAATATCATTACTGCTGTTTGGTCTTGTACCGTCACCAAACTGACTATATCCGTTAATACGTCTGTATCCACCTTTAGTAGATACTTCAAAATTTGTTAATACTGTAGCTTTTCCCGGAGTTTTTAAAAGCTCTATTGCGTTACTGGCTTTATCTAGCCCTCCTTGTAGTGCTACTGAAAAGGGTTGTGAAGCTGCCATTAGAAATAAATCCTATCGTCTGTCATATTTTTAGGCTGAGGATTAATTAGATTAGATTTCATTCGCCTCATACCTTTTTTATAATCATCTAATGCAAAAGCTGCTTGTTGTAAACTGTCTTTAAATTGATGTACGTAATATCTAATTCTAGCTAATACAATAGAAGCATATTGATCTGGTAAAGCAATCGTATCATCATAAGATGAAAGTTCTGTCGGTTTACTAAAAGCATAAAAATGTAAATTATATGCTTTATCAGGTATAGGACTTAAACCTACTTTACGATGATCTGGACTTCTAATAACGTAACGAGGCTCTCCATAGTTTTGTGTATCAGCATCGTCTGCGTTTTCTGAATCTCTTCTATATCTTCTCCAATCGGATAAAGATATAAATTTTAAACCTCTTGAAACATAAGGAGCTGATTCACCCGATACTCCTATTGTTGTAATATAAAAATCATCCCAATCTATAGAAGCATAATCTGTAGTAATACTAGAGCTTCCTGATTTAAGAAGATACCATCTTGTGCCTGCTACAGTTTCAACAGTAACATTTCCATAAAAAGGATCTGTACCACCGCTAGGTGCTGCAGCAAAAAAAGGTAACTGAGGTTCTTCGTTGGCTATATCATTTAAAGCTCTGTTAGTAGCTTCTTTAACAAAAGCCTGTATTCCTACAGCACTTGAAAAGTTTGATGCAGTTAAAGGAACTTCGTTTAGTTCTCTAAGAGCTTCGTTTGCTAGTGTTAAATATGTTGTTGCCATTATCTACCCTTTTTTCTTTTTGCTAAAAATCTTATCGTAATTATCTTGATAGTTCTTTTTAGCTTCTCCTGAATAAGCGTTGCTTAACATTCCTAAAATTCTTGTACTTTTTTTCTTTTTGAATCCGTTCATAATTATAGGATTCTTATCGTTGCCGATTTGTGGCATTTGTTTTCCCTTCTAAATAAAAGAAAAGGGGGTTTTTACACCCCCGAATCTATTTAGTCAATACCATAGAAAGCAGAAACTAATGCTTCAGGACGTAGTACTTTTCCACCATAAACGTGGAGTCCTCGTACAATGTCTCCAAAGCTATCAGGATCTCTGATGACTTCAGTACTTGTTATAGTCTGAGCAGTAGCTGTAGATGACATATGACCAGCAATACATTTACCAGCAGCATTAGTTGTGCTTGCAATGTTGTTTGACTTGTACATATCGAATCCACGTAGTTTCCCACTTGAGACTAGACCATTTCTAATAGAACCTTGACCTGCGTTATAATCAACAGACAAAAGTTTTGACGATGAACTTGCAAGAACTTCGTAGAAATCAGGTGATGCTAAGAACCATCGACCTTCTTCTGGAATGTTCTGTTCATCAAGCAAACGAGCCATATGTGACAATACGTCAATAGGATCGTGTTCACTTGCTGCAAAACCGATGTCAAGATTACCAGTTCCATCAAATGTGCCTGCTGCTAAATCAGTAGCACTGTCAGAACCAAGGATATGGTTAGGACTTGCTGCAGAAACACCTGCGAACATAGTAGCAATTACACCTTCATCATAAGCATCACGAAGAGCATATGCTGCAGATGAACTAGCAACTTCTTTAAAGTTCACGTGAGACATTGAAGTTTCAATATCATCAACGATGAATTTAAATGCGTTAGCTGTATCAACTACAAGAGTCAACTCTTGGTCAGTTAATTTAGTAGCTGTAACGTCTGCACCACGTTCGTACTGGTACACAGTGATTTCAGGTTCTTTTATAATCTTTACGGAATCTCCGAAAGCGGCAATTTCACCAGCATAATCTGTGTTGGTGATCGCTTCTACAACCGAAGCCTTTCTAAAGAAGTTGAGAACCTTTTTAGAGTAGACTGCTGGAAGGAAAAACGAATTAGTTTGACCACTGACGGAGTTCGCAAAGTTAGCGTTAGTATCAGTACTTGGTTCAAAGAACTGATCTGATTGGTTATAAGCCATTTTACTTCTCCATTATTTTATCAAATTAAAAGTTATTGTTTTTATTTAACTACTCTGCCTTCATGAATTGCTTTTCCGATTTCTTCTTCGTACTTGTCAAATTCTTGTATAGACATATTAGCTATTTCCCTTTCAGTCCAAATTTTTTCCTGCTTTGGATCAACTGAAGTTGTTTTAGTTGAAACCATATCAGCAGCAGATTTTTTGGACTTAGCTGAAGATGATTTTTTAGCTTTAGAAGAAGTGTCAATGTTTAAATCTTTTTTAAATAAATCTAAAGCTCGGCTTGCTAGATCAGCATCGTCTGCATTATTATATATCCAATCTTGAATTGACTCAGGTTGTTCTTTAGCCCAACTATGAAAATCTTCACTGTTGCGAATATCGTCAAAGTCAGGATGTTTAGATAAGAGTCTACTCTCAGCTTCACGTTGTAGTATTTCTATTTCACGTTTTTCAAGTGATGAAATTTTATCTTCTAAAGATTTAATACTTTCACCGCTTTTTATTTGTGATACAGTTTCTACAACATCGTACACATCTGGATATTGTTTTTTAAACTCTTCAAGTTCTTCAGCAGTTTTAGGAGCTTTATAGTTTTGTTTGCTAGTATTAGCAGCTTCTTCTATAAGTGTCTTTTCTCTACTTCTAAACTCGTTAAGTTTTTTATCATAATGAGATTTTAAATCATCGTATCTTTTTTTATAGTCAGGTTTTTTATAAGGTTGATTTTTAGATGCTGTTTCTTTAACAGGAGTTTCTTCGCTGTTAGTTTCTGTAGCTTCTACTTTATCTTCCTTTGGTTTACTAAAAAACGCACTATTAGCAGATACAAATTCTTTTTCATCACTAGTATGCCAGTCTTTATTTTTATTATAAGGATTAGCTTTTGGTTCTTCTTTCGCTTGTGTTGCCATCTTCTTACTCCTACTAGGGGCTTTCTAAACAAAGTAGCTGCAAATGTCGACAGTGCAGGGTTTGTTTTTGTCAAGGTAGCCTTTCGGTTATTATTGTGATAGAGGGCTTAAACTTCTAAGGTAGCTCTATCGTTATCGCAAACGTGGATTAACAGACAACATACTTCTACGTATTTCTTCGTCTGCCAAGTCTTCATCTACAGGTTTACCAAATTGGTCTACTTTAGATTCGTCTTGAATTGATCCACCCATTGCTACTTGCTTTCTGTTATCACTAACTTCTTCTGCAGAGTCCATCATGTTCTGTAAATTATCAGAACCTATTTCATCTGTAGCTTTTGCTGTAATAACAAACTCACCATCCGATAACCTTGCAGGTATCGAATCGGAGACTTCAGAGCCTAAACCTTCAACAGGTCCATCCCCTGAAAATTCTGAAGCTGTGTCCATAACCTTGTCAAAGATCATGCTTAATTTATCATCAGCTTGTAATGCTTGCATTAGATAAGATTCTTCTTCTTGATCTAATGATTCGTTAATTATAAAATCTAAATGGTCTTGTTCCATTTGTTCATCTGAAACCATGTCCATTTCTTCTGCAGGCATTGGCATACTTTCTGCAGGCATCATGTCTGTCATTTGAGCATCCATGCTTCCTCCTTCTTCATAGCCCATTCGAGCTACAACTTCTGGAGCTTCTTTTCTTAATGCTTCAATACCTTTACCACCTTCTTTATAAGACATACGATCTTCATCATCGCTTAACATACCACCTTTATTTTTTATAGTTCTATTTTTAAATTCTGCAGCAGCTTTTTCCATAGCAGCATCTCTTCTTTTTTCGTCTTCTATTCGTTCTCTTTCTTTTTGTTCTTTTAAAAATATTTGATATGCTTTTTTAGTTTCTTCATCTGTATAATTTGTAATGCGGTTTAAAGTTATTTCATCAGGATCAAGTCCTAAATTATTAATTAACAACTTTGTCATCTCTTTTATAGTTGGGCTTGTTTCTACTTTAGCACCTTCTTGATAACCTATTCTATCTTTATCATCACTTAAAAGACCGCCTGAATATTTTTCAGTTCTTTTTTCTTTTGTGTTATAAATTCTTCCTTCCCAACTAAAAAACATTGCTCCTACTTTTTTAGCTTCTTTTTGACGTTCTCTAAAAGATTTAGCAGAAGCACTATCTTTTTTATATGTAGGATAATCTTTAGGATCTATACGTTCATCATAAACTTTTATTTCTATATTATCTTCTTTTGCTTGTTTTTTTATTTCTGGTATTTCGTTTTTAGAAACATCATCAAATATATAATCACCAACACCTATAACAGCAGCAGTTGTAGTTCCTGCTTTTGCTTGTCCTTTAGCATAATTACCTTGTGCTTCAACAGCTTTTTTAACTTGTTTTTGTCCTAGTGTTCTAGGCTTTATAACTTTTGTAGCAAATTGTAATGCTGCTAAGCTTGCTCTTATAATAGGTACTGCCATTTTAGTTTCCTTTTATTTGCTTTCTTTAATTACTTGTTTAACCGATTGGGGGAGCTGAAGCAACCGTTCCAGAGAATTGATCTTCCCCTGACTGCGGAACATTTCCAGTTCCGATGTTGCCACCGCCAGTACCTGTAACTCCAAGTTCTTGAGGTGACTGAGGTAATCCGCCAGCGGTAGCCATTGAGGGCTGCTGACCATCGGGTTGAGTCTCTGTGCTTGTTTCTTGTCCAGCATTTTGCATACCTATTATTTGTGCCATGATAGCTGCTTCTTCAGGATCGTTGAGTATCTCATCAGGATCTAAATCTAAGCTATAGGCTAGTTCACTTACAAGTTTAGAAATCTTAACAAACGGTGCAATAGCAGGACTTTGTGCAGTTTGTAAGAACATAGTCAATCTTTGACTTCGTACTTCTTTTTGCATCAAGCTATTTGTACCTGTAGCTTTAACTTCTAAATCACCTTTAACATCTAAATCACCTTCAAAAAACTGCATGTTCCATTGGAAATATGCTTCACCTAACGGCTTTAATAAGAAGTCATCTAGATTTTTAACAACTGTTTTAATATTTAAACTAGCTGCACCTAACAACATTGACATACCTGATGCTGTTCTTGTCATACTTTGAACACCTGTTTGTCCGTGACTGTAACTAGGTAGTCCAGTTTGTTCGTCTGCAAGTTGTCTAAACTTGTCAAACATCATCATGTTTTCGTTAGCTGTATTAGGAAATTTTAATCCGTAGATTGATTGTCCTGCCATTCCTGCTTGTCTACGGAAAACTTTTCCCGGATATATTTCCATTGATTGTCCACCTACAAGGGCAGACTCATCTATGTCAAATACAATCGAACCAGAAAGAGCTAAGTTATCTATAGCCATTCTAGCATGTCCGTTCATTATTTGTTGACTATCATCCATATTTTCAGCAATGCCTATACCAAAGAAGTTGTATGGATTTCTTTCGTAAGGAAAAGCATGATAAGGAATACGATACGGTGTAAATGGATTAATAACAGCGCGTAATAGTTTACCACCTGTTACCCACGCATTAACTTGTACTTCGTCTAAATCATCTATTGTGTCGGGTAAGTCTATACCTACTTCTCTTGCGTATTCAGCATCCATGATACCCCAATACTCAAGTACTTCATAACTAGAATTATATTCTTCTTCTGTTCTAGCGTTATCTTTTAACTGACTTTCAAAACCTTTTTCTTCGTAGTTCGGACCCATTTGTAAACATTCACGAATGGCATCTTTGTCAAAGTAAGGCATGTTACGCAGTTGTCTAAGTTGACTACGATTCATTTTGTGACGATGAATTACATATTCACATTCATCCATATCAGTTGCAGATGGATCAGGATAAAAATCCCAACAACTTACAAACTCTATTCGTGGTACTCTAACTTCTAAAGGATTATATTCTCGTTCACCTTCTTCGTTAGTAGTCCACCTACTTAGTTTCTTGTTAAAATTAAATGGTCCTTTAACAATACCTGTACCTAACAACGCAGATTCAAGTAAAGCGTTTCGTATTTCTGACGATCCGTTTGACTCTTCTATTTGATCATGGACAAGTTTTTCTAATCTACGTGCAGCTTCTTGTGCAGGGTTTACTTCTAAAACTTTTGGATCTGCGCTATAGCCTTCTTTTAAGAAACCTTTATCTTCAGCTTGATCTTCTAAACTATCTTCAAAGACACCTTTACCAAAAGTAGCTCCTGCTTTTAAAGCACGACCATCACCTTCAAAACCTATATCGTATGGGTTTTCTTGAGGCTCGTCTTCCATTCGATTGCCTATGTTATCAGGCATTTCTTCGTCTGGAAGAGACATTTCAATTCCTTGCATTGGATTTTGTGTATCTAAATGTGCAGAAGCGTATTCGCCTTCTGGAACTTTAGTTTCACTAATACCAATCGGAAACTTACCAGTACCAAACATAACATCTACTAACTGTCCAAAGGCTGCTAGTACTTTTGTTTTAGTAACTTTTACAAAGACTCTAGATTTTTCAGACTCTCTGAACTTAACAGACTTCTGATATAAACCTCTGTAGTTTTCGTATGCACGTAACCAGCGTCTTTCATCTGATTGACGAGCATCTTCGGCTTGTTGAAATCTATCTTTAATAATACTAACAAGATTTGATTGTTCTGCAAGTTCTAAATCTAGAATTTTTCCAGACTCACCTTCCACATCTTCATAAATGTTGTTAGCGTTTAAAAATGTATTTTCGTTTTCTGCCATGTTTAATACCCAAAGGTTGTATCAGAAGGTGCGTATATTTCTTGTTTTAACTCTCGTATCCGATCATATGGGCTTGCTATTCTAGGTCTGCTCATAATCATATAACGTAATGCGTCATATGCGTGATCCGAAGCGTGAGTATCTACATCCTCTGGATTTGTTTTAGATAACGGTATACTTTGTAATTCTCTTATTAAGTTAGGACACGTATTAAATATCTGTAACTTAGGTCTACCGTTCTCTTTAATTTTTAAAAATTCATGTATTTGAATTTTACCTTGTACTCTGTTCTTATCTGCTCTTCTTAACTTGTGTCCTTCTTTCAAAAGAGCTTCACCAACAGTCGGTCCTGTAGATCCTGTCTTAGCCCATGCAGCGCCGTCTAAGACACCTGAAACTGCAAAAGGATCTTCAAGTTCCATATTAGTTATTATACTGCCTAATTCCTCACCTGTCAAGCCTTTTCTGTATAATTCTCGATAAATTATTAAAGTTCCGTCATTAATATCTATAATTCCCCATAAACAACAGCTTTCAGCAGCATATCCGTAGTCAATTCCTTTAACTCTTTCCCATCCAATAGGTAGCTCAAATGGAGGAATTACATGGACTTGCGTATCAAATTCTACAAAAGCAGCTCCTTCTGCAACATCCCAATTACCTTCTAACAACTGTCTACGTTGAATAGGTGGTAAAGACTTAAGCATTTGCTCATAGATGCCGTCTTCCGCAAGATAAGGATTATCAGCTAGTTTTGCGGGAATAAATTTCCTAGTTAATCCATCGTTACCTGTAAAACCTGTGTTGTGTTCTGAAGGTTCTATGTATCTTTTCTTTACCCATTGAGAACCTACACCGCCCGGATTTGCTGTGCAGCGTAGGTATGTTTGTATTTCAGGATCAGTTGTACGAAGTCGGGAAGCTAAATAGTTCCAACTAAACTCTGTAGGTAGGTGGGTTATTTCATCAAAACCAATCCAACTATATGCTTGACCTTGATAACGATATACGTCTGCATCACGTTCAAGGAAGCCAAACTCTACCTTTGCACCACTTGGAAAGTTCCATAGCTTTTCTACTTCTCGGAACTTTGCTCCTTGAAAAGCTAACGGATAAAGTTCACGAGATTTATCTATCATCTCGCGTAACTCTGGCATAGAGCGTCTAAGTATTAGTGCGCGGTGCGCTTTCTTATGTGCATAGCGTAACGGATCAATCAACATTGCATATGATTTACCACCGCCCGCAGCACCGCCATACAAAACATCTTTCTCACCTGCAGCAAGAAAGTCTGTCTGTGGTCCTTCGTTAGGATGAAATAGGACATTTTGTTCTGGCAGTATGTCCTGTACTGCTTTAGGAAGCTCGTCTAGCTCTGAAGGCGAAACAACGCGATCCGTCTTATCGGAAAGCTTATTTATTGTATTGGTTGTGGCTTTGTAAGACTTTCTAGCATTGTTTAGCTTTTCTTCAAGCTTCTTTATGTTTTTCTTTTTACGTGCTATTTTACGATGAACAGCATACTTGGCTTTTTGTGAAGAGGATACGTTGTAACTGCTGCCTGATCCTAATGGTCTGCCTGCTTTTAAACGTGGTGTACCGTCTTTCTTACGGACAAAGTTACCTTCGCTATCTTGCAAGTAACGATCTGGATTGATTTCCCAATCTTTCGCTTCTTTTTCCATACTTCTTATCTACATGTTTTTTAAGACCTGCGCGAGTAATTGATCTTTCTGTCTTATACTCTAACCAATCTACTGCTTCTTGCAAAGATATTTCTTCTTTAACAATCATCTCTTCTACTAAACCAAGTGCTTCTATCTGTTCAGGTATGGGTTTTAGGTATCTAGTTTCTAAATCTAACTCATAACCAAAAGGAATAGTTGAACTGGCTCGTTTAATATAACCGTTTTCTGTGTTCATAGTACTGTGTTACTTTAGTTTTAGTTTTGCTTTAAGTGTTGCGTATAGTTCTGGTTTGGCTCTTTTAATAATAATAGCTGCCATAACAACGACTACACCTAGACCGATGATAAAATCCATAGTTACTCCTCCTCTATAGTTACGTCTGTGTATTCTGTATCTTCAATCACTACTGAATGTTTCTCAGGCAATATAAAAATACCCCCTTGCACATTGTGATCTACCTGTACACGGTCAGTCTTAGCAACACCTACACGATCAAGTATAGTCTGTGCAGCGTGTAGCTTTTGACTAGCTTGTGGAATAGGTTTGTTACTGTCGATCATCTCTACTAACTTAAAGGCAGCTTTAGGTGCGGAACGCGCAAGCACATCTGAGGCTAAGTCGACTACTTCTTCTTTTAATGATTTAAGTACTTGATAGTGATTGCCTGAATAGCCTGCAAGTTCTGCTGCTTTTTTAAAGTCACCTTCGGTAGTGACAAGATTATCTAGGAAAGACTGCTGTTTTTCTGTGAGATTACGATTAGTTTTCTTTTCTGGCATTAAATTCATAATACCTACCATTATAAGGGTACTTTTAAAGTTTGTCAAGTCTTATTTATTTTTTCTTTAGGGCTTGACAAATGCTAAAATAAACTGTATAATGAATGTAATGGTCGGGGGGGTTCAACACCTATAGAACCTAGCTAATTTATTTCCCCTTATAGCGCAAATAACGCTTGTAAAATATACCCACATATTGATCATTTATTATATATGTTTGTTAATATGTTCGCGGCACTGGTTAACACTTGAAAAGTTTGTGAAATGTATAACATTTACATATATGGTGGTGGTACC